TTAAAAACTAACATAATTTGCGAACTTTTCGGCCACTTTCTCACGCTGCTTTTCTGTAACGTGTGCATATATTCCCATTGTCGTTTGTATATCCCCGTGACCTAATCTGTCTTGTACCTCTTGAACAGATAAGCCCGCTTCAAATAATAAAGAACAGTGCGTATGTCTAAAGCCATGTACTGTTATCCTTTTAAAATTATTCTTCTTACATATCAAATTCAAAGTTTCATTAGCATATACTCTATTTAGTCGTTTATTCGTTTCTACATTCGTGAATATTTCTTGATGTTTGCTAGATGTATTATGTCCATGTTTAAGAGATAACACACGTTGTTGAGTACGCCATTCTTTTAATACTTCTAATGTTTTACTATCAACGCTGATCGTTCTAATTGATGAACGAGTTTTAGGCGTATCTATAAACTGTCTATGATTTAAGCCCTCTGCAAGCGTCTTATTCACATTTAACGTCTGATTAGTAAAATCTATATCATTCCATGTTAAAGCCATTAATTCGCCACGTCTGATACCAGTAAAGGCAAGTGTACGAAATAAAGCATGATGTAATACATTATCTTTTACAAGCTCTAAAAATTGCTGCAATTCATCACTTGTATAGTATTTCATTGTTTCATGCTTCTGATTACTTTTCTTACGTGGTGCTTTTATGTGATTAAATGGATTATCAGTTATGATTTTTAAACTAATAGCATACTCAAAGATAGTAGACGCATATATACGCCCCTTTTTTGTTTCTGAATATGTTTGATACCATTCATTCAATACTTTTTGACAATGTGGCACGGTAATATCTTTAATAGCCATATCCTTAAAGTGTGGAAGTATCATCATTTTAAATGTTGTCATTGCTTGCTGATAGGTACTTTCTTTTACTGTATTTTTGTATTGTTCTAACCATAGTTCATATATTTGCTTAAATGTCATTATTTCAGTATTTAAAAAGCCATTAGCTTGTACTTCTGTTTGCAGCTTGGCTTCTGCAATTTTGGCTTCTCTTTCAGTTTTAAAGCCACGTCTTGTTGTCCGCTTCTGCTTACGAGTGATTGGATCAACACCGAGATATGCAACAAACATATACGCCGTTGAGCCATCTTTCTTTTTATATTTCTTAATCATTGTAAATCAATCCTTTCTACTTGCCCGCATGCGTTTGATTGGATTGAACACACCTTTGAGAATGGTTACTCATTGGTGCGGTAATAGTATTAATATTGTTGTAAGTGAATTTATAATAGGGTAGGCGAGCTACCCGTGAATATAAAAAATTTTCGTGTTAAAATAAAATAAAGTAGGTGATTTAATGAATATAGAATTCAGTGATGCAGAAATAGCATTTATAAAAGAATCTGTTGAAAATTATAGTAGCGAATTTGATATTTATGATTGTGAACAAGAACTTAAATTTAATATTTATAAAAACATTATGTGTAAAATTGATTCTCGATATGAAAAATCGTACTTATTTAGTATCATCAACTGATTTGTTGTAATATGATAATACTTCTTCATTTGCGTCTACAATATCTTTTAATGTATTTAATAAGAAGTCACAATCAGCTTTTGCTACTGCGCCAGCTTGTGAATGATTTATAATGTTTCTCATATTATAAGCTACTTCTATTCGCTTTTTAGTTCTATAATTGATCTTTCTATTTGCTTTTAAGGATTCTAAAAGTCTATCATACATTGTGGGATCAGAATCTTTGTGTTTTATATTGTTGGCTCTCTTTAACTTAATTAAAAAAGATTCTATGGCAACTGCAAAGGTAGCTGCAGCTGGCAAATATAATTCTCTTTTATAAGCTTGTAGACCTTGGTTTATTTGATAAGTAAAAGTTTCGTCGTTTACTATGTCTTTCATACTGTTTAAATCTAAATGATTGAAAGGTTGCACTTCTTCATGTGACTTATCAGTCATTTTTTCTTGGGAAATTTTTTCAAACTTTCTGAAATGTTCTTCTGCGAATCCTTTCCCGTTTGTATAAAATTTATCTAACATATAATCTGAAATTTTCTTGGGTGGGTATTCGCTATGATAAGTAATCATAAATACTGTATGTTCTTCTGTATTAATTATATTTAAACAATCGCGTACGTATGATAATTGATTGTAAATATATGAAACGTAATTTTTTGACAAATAAGTTTTATCTTCTGTTGTGTAATCATAAACTTCTTTCATAGAAGAATCATTTGAAATAACAATCACTTTTGGATATTCAAAAAACTCTTCGTTTAAAAGTACGATAGAAATTTTATAATCATTTTCTTTTACGAATGGAAATGCTTCGGGATTGCTTTGGAATTGATAAATATATCTTTTATTAACGACATCTCGATAACCATCTAGAAATTTTTCTAAATATACATTCATAACATTTTCATTTCTTTTCATCAGTTTACCTCTTTCTCGAATATTTTATATCGATTTTAAAATGTTTTTTAATCCTTCTACCTCCTTTAATTAATTACTCATCATCTTCTAATAAATTTGTTACATTAACCGTTATTTCTTTTGTAGTAGGGTTAATGCTTACATCCTCTCCATATCCTAATGATTTTACTTGAATAGTATCGTTTACTAATTTTAATGCTATTTCAACATGTTGATAATCTTGCAAAATTAACAAAGTATCTTCATTTGTCACAACATCATGTGATCCTTTTCCGTTAATAGTAACTTTCCAATCATTGAAGTACATTCTATCTTTCTCCTTTAATTAAATTTAAATATAAACGACTATGTAATGCTATATTAATGTGTAAATAGTATGTATGAACTCGTAAGTGAAGCGGAGAAGTTATTTTGAATTTTTGATTTGTTCAATAAATTCATCTAATCTTTTTGGGAATTTATGACTATACACAACATACATAGGTTCGCCTTTGATAGCGTCATAGGTGTAATTAGGTGCATGTTGTAATTTTTCACTTAATTCTAATGAAGTTTCTTTTAATTGAAGTGCTTTTGTAATTAATGCATTTTTATCAATATTAGATTTGTCCTCTAGAAGTTTCGTCATTAATTCTGAATACTTAAAATTAAAATCTAATAGTTCTTCAATAGTAACTTTAGGATAAGGCATATTCTTATTTTCAATATTTTTAGTTGAACTTTTTGAAACATTTACGTCATTACTAAGAATTTGTTTATATAAATCAGTCACATATTCATAAGAAACATTGTTTACATCTACATTTGTTTCGCGTAATAAATTAAAAATTTTCAAAGCTTCTTCTAACTTATCATAAGAAGAAAAATAAATATCTCCCTCTTTGTAATATGCTTTGTCTACAAAATTGTATATACGGAGAAATTCATGAAAACTTTCTAAGAATTCATTATTATTATTTAATTCATCGTTAATTTTTAGTATAAAATATTCTGATAAACCTAATGCTTCAGCATAAATATTTATATCATTTAATTTTACTTTTCTATTACCATTTTCATGATTAGAAATCGTGTTTTGGCTAAAACCTGTAAGTTTACTTAGTTTAGTTTGGGTAATTTTTCTGGATTTACGTAAGCACTTGATAACCTCTCCCAAACTATCATATTTATCGGCCATATTATTCATTCCTTTCATTCAAATATTAGCATAAAGAAAAAAATATCTCAATTTGCAATATTTAATGTTGAAATAATTATCTCATTTTGAGATAATTAGTTTAAGGAGGTTTTGATAAATGATTACAAAGAAAATGGAATTGAAACAAAAATACTTAAAACCTAAAGTTAAATTAAGAGAGGAAAGGTTAAAAAGAGAGTTATCAACGACCTATGTTTCTCAATTAATTGGAATTGATAGAAGACAGTATGAAGCTAAGGAAAAAGGTTTGTTCTCATTTCATGATTATGAAATTACTGTATTATCAAACGAATTAAATATCGATAGAGAATTGTTTTTTATTTAATTATTGATATCTCAATTTGAGATAAAAGGAGGCTTCTAAATGAGTACACCGATTTTAAGCGAAGCCGCTTCAATCGAGTTAGCAAACGGTATATTGAAACTTGCAGAGCAAATCGCCCAGCAAAAGCTAGAACAACAACAGAAGCGGTGGCTTACACAAACAGAAGTAAGAAAGTTATACAGATGTACACATAGTGATGTTACAGAGTGGGAGCGTTTAGGACTTACTAAACGTAAACAGGGACGAAGCTATTACTATGATCGTCAAGAAATAGAAAGATTTTTAGAAAGTCAAAAATATTAAAAAAATCTTGCCCGCAAGCGAGTGAATAAGTGTATTAGTAATAATCAATTTCGGAGGTTTTAAATGATAAAACAAATTTTTAACGATACGGAAATTAGATTTATAGAAAAAGACGGGGAGCATTGGGCAATAGCGAGTGATATAGCTACTGTATTAGGTTTTAGAGATAGTTATACAGCAGTGAGAATATTACCTAAACATGTATGTGATACACACAAAGTGCGTACCACATCAGATAAAAGTAAAGCTAGGAAATATCAAAATTATACCGTCCTCAATGAAAAAGGCATTTATAGATTAATCATGCGTTCTAACAAAAAGGAAGCGGAAGACTTTCAAGACTGGATATGTGATGTGTTAGTTGAGTTACGACAAGCAACAGGCTTAAAAGATTATGAAGCTTTCCGCATGACTGATAAGCAAATACAAAAAGACGCTATGAATAAGCTGAAAGAAGCAAATCAAACAGCTAAGCGAGTAGATTACATTAAAGCAAACACAATATCAGATAAAGCAACATCAACGCTATATGGCTTTAATAAGATGATTAAAAAAGGTGCAATGACACCTGAAATGTTAGAAACTCGACAAACAATATTAACTGATGTAGTTGATCTAATGGCTGCAAAAAATCGTTTTGGCTTAGATATTAAAGTGAGTGAAACGATTTACGGCAAATACAACAAGCATGAAGAAGCGGAGTGATAAAATGCTTAGGTTTCTGAATGAACTTATTTATATATGTGTAATAACCATATTTTTAAATATGTATTCTGAATTACATTATGCGTTAGCATTTTTCTTATTCTCAAACATGGTAGCTATTATCAAGTTTGATATTCGAAATGAACAACGCTCGTATCTTTATAAAGCGTATAGAGAGCATTTACAAAACAGTAGAAAAATTTAAGTAGAAATGTATCAAAATAATAAACCGCTTCGACATGAAGCAATAGGAGGCTAAAATAATGAACTTTGAACAAAGTAATATTTTATGTGATTTAGAAGTGTTAAAGGAAAAATTAGAAGATTTGTATACTACTCACGCATGGCACGGAGATGAAATATTTACTAAATCTAATATTCATACTCAAGAAGATTGTTCACACTATTTATTAAGCTATTCAGAAAGTCGTATACAGCACTCACAACATTCTGATTTACTGCATATGTATTTAAAAGAGTTTGATAGCTTATTAGAGCGATTTAAAGAATTAGATAAAAAAGAAGCGTCTTCTATCTCCACCGACCAAAGCGAAATAGAAAACGCTGATAAATAGTTTTGAAACAAACTAAAAATCTAACTGAAAGGATAACACTATGAGTGATATAAAACAATCAAATAAACAACCTAATTACTATTCTATTTTACCTGCAAACGTAAGATATGACAATCGCCTTAATGATAGCGAGAGAGTAATATTTGCAGAAATAACAGCATTTAGTAATGAATATGGCTATTGTACTGCTAGCGATGAGTATTTCGCTAGCTTGTACGGTCATAATGAATTAACGATATTAAACAGAATTAACTATTTAAGAAAACTAGGTTACTTAAAGATCACATATAAGTATATAGATAACGTATTACAAAGACAGATAGCACCAGTGTTATATGAAAGTGAGGGTGGTAACTATGGCAATATATAGAACAATGAAAGAAAACGGCGATTTTGTCACTGTTCACAAATCATTTATTTTTGATAGTAATTTAAGTGCAAAAGCTAAAGGAATATTGCTTTATTTTCTAAGTAGACCTGATGACTGGCAAATATATACATCAGAAGTAGTTAAACATATGAATGACGGACAAAAGTCAATTAATGCTGGTATCAATGAACTTATCAAATATAACTATGTTCATAGAACACAAAAAAGAACTAATACAGGCGTATTTAGTGGATATGAGTATCTTGTATATGAGAAACCAACCGAAACGCCATTTTCGGAAAACGGATTATCGGAAAACGGTTTTTCGGAAAACGGAAAAACGGAAAACCGAAAAAGGCAAACTACTAATAATAATAGAACTAATAATGATTTAACTAAAAATAATAATACTAAGAATGACAGTAGTAGTTACGACACAACAACAGCTTACGACTTTCTTTTTAATAATTTTGTTGAAATGCAAAACACTAATAAACAAAAAAAAGTAAGCAACCTCATACAAGATATTAAAGATAATACGCTTGATGTAGTAAAGGTAGCCACTAACTATTGTAAGGAAAATAATAAAGGGCTTAACTACTTTATAGCAGTAATTAAAAACTGGATAGATGATGATGTAGATACTAAAGAGAAAGCACTAGCTAAAGTGAGACCTAACAATAAGAAACATAATAAAACTGATGAAGTATTTGCTGCAATGGAAAAAGAGTTAAACACTAACGAAAATGAAAGACAAACAATACATGAAGCGGATAATGTTTTTACTTTTTATGAAAATAATGGATTTGGTCGTCTTAATTCTACAATAGTAGAAAAGATAGACGCATGGAGAGAAGACTTCAACGGTAATGACGATATAGTCATTGAAGCGTTAAAAGAAGCGATTAACAATAACGTTTATAAGTGGGCGTATGTGAATAGTATTTTGGTTAGTTGGTATCAAGAGGGCGTTAATTCGGTTGAAGATATAGAAGCACGTAAGAAACAAAGAAATAAATTGAATAATAATAAATCATTTTTAGATCGTTTAGCAGATGATGAAAAAGAAAACTCACAATACAGCGAATTATTTTAAGGAGTGATTGCATGAAAAGTATTACTGATATTGACCTAATGAAGAAGTTACACAATAAAGTGATTGATATGCAACTTGACCTTAAATGTAGTAGATGTGGCAATAGATACGATTACTATAAGTTTGATAACGGACAAGAGGAGCGTATCGGGTGCGATTGCTTCATGATTGAGAAAGCAAAACAAAGTACAAGTAATTATAAAGCAAAACAGAAGAGGTTAGATATTGAAAGAGTATTTAAACAATCAATGCTTAATGATGATTTATTAAAGGCTCATTTCGATAATTACAAACCTACTAACTCTGACTTACTAGAAGCTAAACAGATTATGCAGAAGTATGCTGCGAACTTCTCACTAGATAATCCAACTTCTTTATTACTTCATGGAACATATGGAATTGGTAAAAGCCATTTAGCAATGTCTATTGTGAAAGAAGTGAAGAAAAAAGGTTATACAGCTTTATTTATTGATGTAACGGAACTCATTACAGCATATAGAGATACCTATACAAAAACATCAGACGTGACAGAGAAACAACTCGATCAGCTTATTAAAGACGTAGATTTACTTGTGATAGATGATTACGGTACATCACTAACCAATTATGGATTAAGTAAAATGTTTAATGTAGCTAACTTACGAACTGGAAAACACAATATTATTACGACTAACAATACAGCAAGAGAATTAACGTTAACTAAAGATAGTAAGAAGATATTTAGCCGACTAATGAAGAATACAAAGATTATTAAAATGCACGGTGCAGATTATCGGTTAAAAGACTTTCATTCATAAATAAAGTTACGGGCTATTATGTCCGTGACTTCTTTTCGTATTTAAGGGAGGGCTGAAATACCCCGTATAGTTGGTAAAGTTTAAGTAATCGCTTGATAACATTTTTATAACCAAATTCTAGAAACTAAAATTTCAAAATAGAATTAATCATTTTAAAGCCTATTTTAGAGCATTAATTAAAAATTGATATAAATAATAGTATGAGAATATAAAGCTTCTAAAATAAGTTATTACAGTGCTTAGAGTTAATTTTAGAACATCTTTAATTGGAAAGAGGGTTAAAGAGATATGAAAGTATTAGAAAATAAAAATAAAGCAATCATTGACGCATGGAATGTATTATTTGAAGATAACGACTATCAAACGCTTATTAAAGAGTTAGATAGCTTTCTTGATGAAACTAAAGCACTTAGAGAAGCGGATTATAGTAATAGTGAGATAGACAAACAACAGTTATCTAAAATCGAGAAATTAGAGAACAGATTTAAGCAATTTGCAGTAAGTAAATTACAAAGTATTAACGATCAATTATGTATTATGCAAAATGAAGCATTAGAGCAAGACGTAGATAATCCACATGCTGAAATTATTAAACGACAAGATTTACAAGCAAGACTATCACTAATAACTAATGATGAAGCGATTGCTCTTATAAAACACTTAGCACCAACTGACACTAAAATATATGAGATATATCTATACGAGAACTTAATAAATAACCGCTTCAATGAGTTAGAGAAGAAACATATAGCAAAAGACTTCGAGAAACTTAAAGAAAAGGTGTTATATCCTTATTCAGATGAAATTGAGTATAAAAGGTTAGTGAGTGAAAGAAACACGTTAAACACGCTTAAAATGAATTATTTGGGCATACCAGCAACTAAAGATGAAGCGGGTTATATTGGTGTACGTTCAGTTAAACAACGTTACTTAGATGTATTAAGCAATAATGAATAGGAGTGTATGAATGAATATTAAACGAGTGAAACATTGTTTATATTACCGTGAAGCAAAGATAACAGAATATGCACTATTAACGGAATTTAGTCCGCAGTTTATAAATTCAAAGATAAAAGGTATCAAATTGCAAATAGAAGCAATGTATTACTTAAATATCTCTCATTCATCTTCTAGTGATGTATTTGGGTTTGTATCGGTATCATATCCATTAGAGAAACTTGTTATACATATACTAGAAGAAAAGGCTAAGCTAAACGCATATATTAAACGATCAAGTAAGAAGTTAGCACTATTTAAAGAAGTGGTTAAAGGATATACACCAAGTGAACAAAAAGAAATAATGTATTACATTCGGTCTAATGGTGCAGCAGTAGATAGTGAACTGATTAACCGTTTAAGATGTGATTTATATAAAGCCATTCATTCACATAAAGTGGGTGTTAGGGTGTGAAGTATGATAAAGAGGCGATTAAACGATTTGTAAAAGAATATCATAATACGACTACGATTGATGTTAAAGAGAGTGAGTTAGATATTGATAACTTCTTTGAAATTAATGATGACGTTGAAGCGGTAGAAGTCAACGATAATATCGACAATCAAATATTTTTTAATGAACTAGAGCAAATTGTAGATAGAGTGGGAACAGATAAAGAATACTTTGTATTTTATTTATTATGTCAGGGTAAGTCTTTAAACGAAGTAGGAAAAGTATTTAATCTTTCGGGAGAACGCATTAGACAAATGTATAACGGTTTGCTAGATAAGATTGTAAATGAAGCCAGTTAATATCCCCCCCACTCTAAACATTTAAAGAGTAAAAGCGTTATTGGAGAACGGCGAGGGGTATCTACTCTCCAAATTTATTCTTTTTTTCACGCGTGAGGGGGGTGGGTATCAAATAAGAGTATAATTTATCATGAAATTGTTGGAAAATGTTGGATAAATTCAAGTAGGGCGTTCAAATACCCCCGCCTATTATTGTTATTTTGTTATATCGTTTGTTCACTTTTCTTTCAGTGAAAGTATCAATAAGATTTTAAAAATGGGGGGGGAATGTTGGGATAAAGCCCTTTAATAATAAGCTATTGCTTGTAAGTAAGCAGTAGCTTTTTTCTTTAACTTTTTTTAACATTTACGAGATTTTAAATTAGTAAAAACCTTGAGGCTCTAAGGAATTCTACCTATCACTTTGTTTAGATGTTAAATTGCTACATTTAGATCATAATTGCCCGACATGATGAAATGATTCCCCGGGGAATCATTTAGGTATTTCAATTTGTTGTACCGGTGCAACATTTAAAGAATGCGACGACATCGTCGTATTTAATTTAAAAATTGTGTTCAGGCGCAAATATCCAAAATATAGGAAAGATTTTGAGAGATACCCTAGAAAATCCTAGATGAACAAGCTGTTACTTAATAATGAGTAGCAGCTTATTTGATTAGACTTTTTTGACTAAGCAAAACTATCTCTCATAAAAGGTTTGAGCTTATTAAAGTTGATCATTTTTGGATTTGTACTTTTAATTAATGCTAAATAATGCAAATTTTTGAAGGGGTTTAATTGTCTTTAACGTGAGTTATACCAATGTATCTAGCAAATTTTAAAATTTAAAAATTAACATCGAGAAAAAGAGAGTAATTAAGCAAAGGAACGACATTAACGACGGGTTAAAAAAGAACATAGTCATTTTTGACTTTATACCTTTAATTAACTTTAATTTTCGAGAGATTTAAAACTATATAGAAGCTATGAGCCTCTAAGTGTAGAAAATGATTATTAAGTTCAATAATTAAAATCAACTAAAATACTATATATTACTACATTTCATATTAGGTTTTCTTAGGTAGTTGAATGTTAAATATTGTTAAGCTGCTTTGAATAAGTGGGTGCTAAATGATGAAATATGATGAAAAATTTTAAAGAGTAAAGGGGGTTATAAAGTGATGAGGAAAGGTAGAGGTAGTCGAGTTTTTAGTGAGTAGATAGTAAATTTGATTTCTATAAAAAAATTAAGACTATCCAATTTTGGATTATCCTATAATACATCTGAAATAATCAGCAGAACGCAATTTTGCGTTTTGTTCCAAAACTATTAAATAATTAACAGGGTCCAAATTAGGACTTTGCAAAAATACAAAGGTTTCCTAAAGATAGAGCAAAATAAAATGTACAAGTTTTATACAAGGTAAGTAAAAAAATAGTGCGATTTTAGATAGGTACAAAAATTTATGTTGTAAAAAAATCGGAAGTTTTTCGTAAGGTAATCAGAAAATGGGAAGGTTTTGGGAAGGTAGTAAAAAATAATAAGGTTATATAAAGGTTACAGAGAAATAAACGTAAGTTTTCGTAAGGTAGCAGTGTTTTTTAAGCCTATTTAAACCACTTAACGTATATTAGGTATAAAGTATCAGTACCACTATTATAAGCTTTCTAAAACGCTCTCTGAAGCTTATAAGAGATAAACTGCTTCTATATGTTAAAACCTTACATTTACTTACTCAATACAAAGATTAATTAGCTTATATACTCTATAATTAGTACTAGGTACTAAAATAGCTTTAAAAAACTTGAAATTTAGAGGTGCATTACTTTGCTAACAATTGAAAGACACGATATTAAGAAATTAGAGGACTATATAGAACGTATAGAGCAGTATCGTAAAGAAATGAAGTTTACACACTTTGAATTACTAAATAATACTAATAGCGAAACAAACAATATAGGTATGAAAAATAAGTATGAGAGATTATGTAATATCGTTAATGGTGTAGATCAACTCATAGATGAAGCGGACAAAGAAACTAAAGAAATTATGCGTTTTAGATATTGGGAGTGTCCGATTGGTTGTTATGAGTGGCAAGATATAGCCGACTACTTCGGTATAAGTAAAACAAGTATGCTGCGTAAACGTGACGCTATAATTAGACGTTTAGCAACGCTTATAGGATATGTGTAAAGTTTAATTATACGTTTTATATGTTAAGTATTAAATAAGAGTTTAATTTGTTAGTATCTAAAGTAAAGGTTTGTTTTTCTATTTTTTCAATTTTAGCTTTTATTTGAGTTCTAAGAGTCATTAAATAAAAATATATATGAAACTCTCTAAATGCTCTAAAAAGTATCTTAAAATTGCAAATAAGGGTATTTAAAATTTAAATAGTCCTTGTGATAAAGTTCTTCTAAAAAGGAGTGATAATTTTGAAATGGATTTTGTTTAGTATACAAATGATTTTGGCAATATTTTTGGTGTTCTTTGCTTATAAACAAATGAATCAAAACCATTTAGATTCTTGGTTTGGCATTTATGTGGTGCTTTTCATGATTTTTGTATATTGGAATGCTAAACGTTATCACAATTATTAAAGGACGCATTTATGCCGAGAAAATTTATTTATGTTGAGAAAAAGTTTTAACTAAACTTAAAGTTTGCTAAAAGGAGATAAAAAATGCTTATATTTTTATTTATTTTATTTTGTGGTCTTTTAGGTTATTTTTTGATTAATCGTTCTAAAAAAGATTAGACACGTATTTATGATGAAAAAATTTATTGTTGTTAACTAAACTTGCAGACGAATGTCGGCATAGCGTGAGCTATTAAGCCGACCATTCGACAAGTTTTGGGATTGTTAAGGGTTCCGAGGCTCAACGTCAATAAAGCAATTGGAATAAAGCAATAATTTTTAGTAATGTTAATAAAAAAGGAGTATGAGATTGAAGACTATAACTAAGATTTTAGATGCTTTGACTTATATATGCGTAGGTTTATTATTTCTAAAATATGCCGTTATGTCTGCGAATATGATGTTTGATTGGCATTTGCGTTGGTATTTTTTAGAAGATATTCCACATATGGCACTTATATTATTTATCATGATGTTTGTTTTTGCAGTGCCGTCAGAAATGATTAAGGATAAGTTGAAAAAAGAAAAAAAACAGGTGTGA